GCGGCGGAACGCGGCGGGCTTCGCCTTCCTGGTCTCGGCCGCCGGTTCCTCGACGCGCCGGCCAAAGGCGGAAAAGTCGCGAGGCCCCTCGACGCGCCGGCCAAAGGCGGAAAAGTCGCGAGGCCCCTCGACGCGCCGCCCGAAGGCGGAAAAGTCGCGAGGTCCAGCCGCCACGTCCCCGTTCTTGAGCCGCAGCGTTCTCTCCGACGGCCCCGGCGCCACCACGGGCGGCGCCGACGCCGGCGATGAGCCAAGCGGCGGCATCGCGGCGGCTACCGGTGTCGGGACCGCCGCTGCGGGCTGGATCAGCGATTCCAGAGTTGGACCCGGCGCCCGCTTGCGGATCTCGGTGTCGAGCCGTTCCAGCATGTTCCGGGCGAGAGCCGGATTGACGGGCGGCGTCCGGTCGAGCGTCTGCCGCGCCGCGATCAGGTCCTCGAGCGAGGCGGTCTCGATGAGCGGACGGCTGTCGAGGGGCATCTAGAGCTTCTCGACGATCGCGCCATCGACGGGATTGATGAAGAACTCGCCGGGCCTGATGGTCTCGAACTCCGCATCGGCGTCCGGCCCATGCGGGGACAACTGGAACGGCGAATCACGGGTGCCGCTGCCGCGGTTTTCCGCTGCAAGATCGGGGGGCGGCGCGCGGCCACGGCCAGTCATCGGGCTCATCTGAGGGACAGCGCTGGCGCTCGGCCCCTGACCGAGCCCGGAAGTCGGGCGCAGCGGGACCGCGGCGCCACCGCCGGGCAGCCGTTCCGCCGGCTTCGGGCGCGGCGGTCGCGGGCTGATCCACGCATGACGTCCTGCCAGTCGTGGCCGAAGATCCGCGCCATCCGGCCCATGATCTCCACATCGTCGAGTTGATCGTCAACCAGCTTGCCATAGACCGTTGCGACATCGCGCGCCCGTGGTCCGGACCCAGCGGCGAGGGCCGCCGCGCGCTGCGGGCTGAGGCCGCCTTCTTCGGCGAGCTTCTTGATCACCTGGCGGTCGAGCATCCTGCCGCCGCCTGCCGCGCCCGGGACGGCAGCCTCGCCTTTCGCCTTGCCGCGGGCCTCCGCCTCGGCGCGGGACTCGATCTCGGCCGGGTCCTTCAGCTTGAGAGCGAGGCGCTGTTCCAGCGTCGTCGCCATGTTGACGTAGAGCTTGATGCGGTCGTCGCCGGGGTACTCGGTCGGCCACTTCGACGTGTCCATGTTGTTGAACGCTGCCCAGGCGCGGGCCTGGCGATAGAGCTCGGGGCGTGCCTGCTCCGGCGCATCGAGAAGACCGCGGCCAAGCCGTGCCATCTGTCGCGACCGCTCCAGCACGTTCTCGAGCTGCTGCTTCTCGAACGTGACGGCCTTGCCGGGGTCGGCCGCACCGAGCTGCTCGATGGCGCTGCGCTCGCCACGCATCGCCCCGGGGCCATGCTCGCGGGCGATGTCGGCTTCTTCCCTGGCGCTCAGATCCCGCAGGCTCGGGGTGCGGCCGCTGCCGCCGCGCGGATCAACTCGCGCACGCTCATAAAGAGCCTGCAACCGGTTGCGCTGCCGGAGCGCTTCGAGCGCGAACGGATCGACCTTGGCGCCGCCACCAACCGTGGTCCTCGGGATCGAGAGAGCGGGAAAATCTGCGGGCATCTGTCAGGACACCTAGCCGAACCCATAGGGATACGCGCCGGCGGCATAGGGACTGATGCCGCCGCCACCACCGCCGCCAAAGAGCCGGCTCCAATCGGTCTGGCCGCCGATGTTGCCGAGGTTTCCAAACATCTGCGTCATGTGCCCGGCCCCGCCCGCGATCCCGGACGCCTCCGCCTGGCCGGCCTGGCCCATGATGTTGGCGAGGTTCGTGCCGGTCTGGGTTGCCAGCCCGGCGCCCTGGCCGGCGGAGGACCCGCCGAGCTGGGCCAGCAGGGCGAGCCGGTTCATGTTGGTGCCATACTCATCGGCCGCCATTCCCTGGCCGTAGCGGGTCAACGCCTTGAGGTGCTCGCCGCTGAGAAGACTGCCGCGTGTCGCACCCGAACGGTCGAGCGCGCGCCTGCCCTCATCGAAGCGGAACTGGTAGCCCGGCGTCTCGGTGAACGGCACACCGCTGGCGGCCATACCCTCTGGCAACTGGAGCCCGAGGTTGCTGGCGAACTGCGCCAGCGCGCCCTTACCGGCCTCCCGCCACGGCGCAATGTCTTCTCGGCCGACCTCCCACATCTCGCGTTGGAGGCCGAGCGATTCGAGCAGCGCGCGGGTCTGCGCGTCCCCCGCCTTCTCCGCCGCCTTCTTGCCGATCAGCCCGCCGGCGATCGACGTGCCGGCCATGATCAAGGGGCCAGTGGCCGAGCCAAGCATGTGCTACATCCTCCCGATCTCGCCCTCGAACTCGCCCTCCGCGATCATCGCGCGGACCTGCGGGACGAGACCAAGGCACTTCGCGGCAACGCGCTGGTTTTCCGGCACGACAAACTCGGCTTCATGGACCCGACCGCTGCCGTCGACCAGATCGAGAGTCGAGACCAAGTAGGACCGGACGGCGGTCTTGTAGCGCCGGACGTTGCGGAGATTCCTCGCGTCCATCGGCATCACGCGACCCGCTGCATCAGTGCGCCACTGCCGCCGGCGTCCCCGCCTCGAGAATGCCACGTGCCGAGCAGCATGTCGCCCCCGGAAGCGGTCGTGTAGCGGTCGGCCAACGAGATATGGAGATAGATCACGTCGGCCTTGTTGAGATCGACGCCGCCGCCGATGTTGGTCGTCACCCAGACGGTGTGCCCCAGCGGGAAGTCCAATTCGGCCGAGTCGGTGCCGACATGCACCTCTGCTTCGGTCCCGGCCTCGACCTCGGCCTGGGACGCGAACTCGACATCGAAGGTCCGGTCGGCGGCCAAGGTGCCGCCGCCGCTGAGCCCGCTGCCGGCGATGACCTGGCGGGTGTCGGCGACACCGCCGAGGTTGGCGAGCGACGCCGCCGCATCGGCGACATCGGCGAGGTCCTCGGCGATCTGCAAGAAGGCGTCGCCGTCCAAACCGGAGACGCCATCGACGTCCTCTTCGGTGTAGATCTCGACGTCATCGGCATCGGTGAAGCGGACGAAGTAGAGCCCGTCGGCGAGGAAGATCCTGGGGAAGCGGCCGGCCGAGTTCGCCACCACCGGGTTCGCATTGACGGTCAGCAGCGCAGCGTCGGAATAGGTGTCCTTCACCGACTCGTGATCGTCGTTGTCGAAGAAGTTGATCTTGCCGCCGGGCACGGCGCGGCCGAGCACATCATCGAGCCCGGTGCCAAACGGCAGATAGAACCGGCCGCTCATCCGACCAGCACCTTGACGAACTGCGCGCCGGCCGGGCGGTAGCCCATCCGCCGATACGCGACATCGAGGACGTCATCGCGCATTCCGGGAGCGTTCAGCCCGAGGATGTAACCGGCGCCCTTGTCGCGGGCGACGTCCTCGGCGGCGCGGAGAAGATCCATACCCCTACCGCCGGTGTCACGCCAGCCGACTTCGTGGGCGATCGAGACCTCGGCGTTCCACCATGCCGGGCCGATCCATCCGGCGATAAAGCCGGTGCGACTCATCAGCACGATCCCGTCGGGGTTCTCGATCAAGGTCACGGCCGTCCTGGCCCAGCTCGCCGAGTCGAAGGCGATGATGTCGGAGTATGGCGACGCCGCGTGGTACTCCCGCCCCATGCGGATCAGGTCGGGGATGTCGTCGGTGCGCGCCGGCCGGATGGCGGTTCTCTCGCTCACGAGAACTGCATCCCGCTGATCCGCAGCGCCACCTCGGCGGCCGTCGATGCGACGGCATGGATCGCATCGCCGGCTTCGAGGATGTGGCCGCCGAGCTCGGCGCCGAGGCTGTAGGTCTCGCCGGCGGCGATCGCCTTGTCTTTGACGACCTGGTTGGTGGCGTCGGCACTGCCGCCTGATGGAATCAGGTTGATGCTCACCGTGATCGGCGACGCCGCGTCGTTGCACAGCGTCGCCTTGTCGATCCGCACCGTCACGCCGGGGCCTGCCGCGAAGTAGTTGGTCAGCGTGTCAGCAACCTGCACGTCGTCGACAAGCACGATGGGGGTCACGGTCATGGTGGTGCGGCGCCTTCCTTCACCGGATAACGTTCAGAAGCAGCCAGCCGACATCGGAGGTGTCCGACCCGCTCGCTGAGTTGATCACGAAGCTGGTGCCGGCCGTGATCGTGCCGACGCTCAGCAGCCCGGCTGTGCCCCCGGGGACCTGGACGGTCAGGAAGATCAGGCTGTCGGCCTCGACCGCCGCGATGCTGACGGTCACCGTGCCGGCAATGAGGGTCGCGACCTCCGCTGCGGCGATGCGATAGCCGAGCGAACGGGCGCGTTCCAGCGCATCGGTTTCGGCCGCCGCCGGTCCCGCGGCGATCAGGCCCTCGAGGTCGTGGATCTTCTGCTCGGCTTCGGCAACGCGGCAGGCCGTCGCGCCGATCCGGCCGTCGAGATCGGCGAGACGCTGCGTCGGATCGTCGGCCGGAGCCAGGATCGTCGCATGCCACGATTCGATGTCGGCGAGACGCTGGCCGGATTCCGCGGCGCCGCCCCCGGAAAGCTGCGCGGAGAGCGCGGCTTCGGTCGCCTCGGCGACGTTGGACGCAAGGGCGGTGTCACCGCCAGTCGCATCGCCGAGCTGCTCGAAGAACCTGTACCACTCCGGCGTCATCAACCCGCTGCGGGGGTCGATCAGCAGCGCATGCGCCGGCGGCGGGACGTTGAATCTGGTCATGCTGGCAGGAACCAAACGGGCACTTCTTGCCCCTCCGAGGAGTTCGCTCTTCGACGGAGCCGATCTTGAGTCGGCGCCGCATCTGGTTCCTGGCGACGATGCGTAGCGTCAAAACGTCCGCAGTAGCAAGCCCTTAATCTTCGATCCCTGGATCGGCCGGCGCGGCCGCCGGCGTCGCACCGTCGCATTTCCGTCGCGTTCCCGCCGCGTGCGACGGAGCGAAATGGAGCGAAATGGAGCGAAACGGAGCGAAACGGAGCGAAACGGAGCGAAAATAAGCCTGGTCGGTCACGCGCTTCCATAATTCTCTTATGATGTCAATGCGTTACGCGGGTATTGCTAGGGTATTTTTGGTACGCGCACCCGCGCCCGGGCGGGCCTCAGCCCGGCCCGCGCCGGATATCGGCGATCGCGTCGAGCACCGTCGGGCGGGCCGGACCGATGCAGGCCAGATGGAAGATCCGCTGGTAGAAGCGGCCGAGGCTGCGCCAGATCGCCTTGCGATCGTACTCGCCGATCCTGCCGATGGCGCGGGCATGCTCGTTCGACCACGTAGCCCCGCCATCATCGGACCAACGAAGCATCGCCTGCGGGTCGCTTCCCTGGCCGGACGTGAGCCCGTGGCCGGCATCGAACTCGATCTCGATCAGGTCGAGGAACAGCACGTCGCCCTCGGCATCGAGCGTCGGCGAGACGGCCTCGAAGCGGATCGGGATTTCCTCGAACTCATCGGCCATCGTGGCGTGCTCCCCTCTACCGCGGCGTCACGCGGCCCCGCGAAAGCGCTTGCAGCACCTTTGGCCGCGCCGGCCCCATGCAGACGAGGTGGAAGATCCGCTGCTGGAACCGCCCCAGGCTGCGCCAGATCGAGCGGGTCAGCCGCATACCGCGCTGCCCGATCGGCCGCCAGTGCTCGTTCGACCAGTTGCGGCCGCCATCGTCGGACCAGCGAAGCATCGCCTGCGGGTCCGAGCCGGCGCCGGCGCGGAGGCCGAGCCCGTGCTCGAAGTTGATCTGCAGAAGGTCCATGAACATCCATTGCCGGTCGGCATGGATCGCCGGGCTCACGGCCTCGAAGCGGATCGGGATTTCCTCGAACTCGTCCTCGGGCTCTGCGGCAAGCCCGATGACGAAGCTGTCGAAGCCGACGAAATCTCCAGCGGTCGGTCCTGAAGCTGTGCGTATTCGGATGGTATCGAACAGAAAGTCGGTCACCCCGCCAAAGAACCGCATCGAGAACGCCGCCGGCGGTCCGGTGGTGCCGGTCAACGCCAACGACGCGTTTTCCCCGGACAAACTGCTGGAGACGATCAGATCAAAAGTAGCAGGCAAGCCGGTCGTTGTGTTCAGCGAATCAAACATGTCTGTCGCAAAAAAACCGACGGCGTTGACGAAGGAATCAAGCGCGATGTGAACGGCGTCGTAACTCTCCAAACCAGGATCGGGCGACCAACCAGACGAATAATAGCGCTCCGATGGCGGTACCGCGGCGATGCTGTGCTGAGTAGCGTAGCGGTTCAACTCAGGTGCGCTACGGATCGCGTCAAACGCCGTTGGCGAATTCTTGAGAGTGCCGGTGATCTCGACCCCGCCGTTCAACAGCCCGCCGCCGGCACCGGCGACACCAAGAACGTCATGATTGCTGTCGAACGTGACGGCGACATCCCCGGACAGGATCTCGATCGTGAGATCCTCGAATGTCAGCGCGGTGAAGGAGTTCAGCGCGGCCAGAAAGTCGGCGGCGGCGGCGACGGCGTTCTCGGCGAAGGCGATGCGGGGGTCGCTGCTCGGGTTTCCGGCGGCGCCGTCGAGCAGGACATAGAAGATGCTCGGGCCAGGAATCGGCTTAAGATCCTCGCCGAAGAAGGTCTCCAGGATCTCCGGCATCTCCGCAGCCGCCCCCTATCTCGGCTTCACGTCCATGAGGTCTCCGGTCGCCGGGAGCTCGTAGATCCAGCCGGAGAGGAACGAGCCGGCCAGCACCTTGCCGAAGAAGTTCCCGCCGAGCCAGGCGTCCCAGAACTCGTAGCCCAGCGTTTGCCGCTCCGCCCAGAAGCCGGAGTGCATGTCGAACACGAGCGTCCAATGCCAGGGATTGGTGACGATGTAGAACGCATGCCCGTCCTGCTCGTAGCCCCAAGCGGCGATGCCATCGCTCCCGTCATCTTCGACCTTCTTCACGATCGCAGGCTTGGAGATCGGCTCTGGACTGTAGCCCTTCATCAAGTAGAAGATCTTGTCATCGGCGAGCCAGAACAACCCCTGGCCGAGAGACACTACCGAGTGCTTCGCGGCGAGCCCGCGATCGAGCAGGACGCCCGACGAGCGGGCAAACGGGAAGCCGCCACCGCTAACGGACCGCCACGCCTCGGTCGAGAGCGCACCCATCAGCCAGAGATCGAAGCCATGCGCAACGGCGCGCACCAGGGCATCGCCGCGGCTCTCCTTGGTCGCGAAGTCGAGCGCGTCGAACTCGAGCCCGGCGCGGACCCCGGAGACCTGGAACTGGCGGCTGGCGCCGGGGACGGTATGGACGAAGAAATTGTCGAGCATCGTCACCGCGGCCGACCCGAGGAACCCCGCTGCGGAGACCTGCGTGATCGCGCCGGAGTCGACGACATAGGCCGCGGATCCCGTCGAGATCGTGACCTCGATGTCGGTCTTGTCCATGATCACCGGCCCGCTTCCCCCGACGGGACCGATCTCGTCTGCGGTCGAGCCGTCCGCGGCGACCCGGTAGGCGCTGTTGCCGCCGACCGCGATGAGCTCGCCGTTGAACTCGATGAGGCCGCGGACCGGCCCCTTGGCGAGCTTCTTGAAGGGGCGGCAGGCCGGGCGTGGCAGCAGCACCACCGGGGTCTTGCTCTGGCCGTACTGCGGCGCCGCTTCGGGATACCAGTTGATGAGGCGCTGCGAGGCCCACGGCGCCGAGCGTGATTCGTAGGAGCCGACCGCGAAGGGGATCCGCATCTGCCGTGGTCCGGGCTACATCCGCGAGAGGTCGGGTTGAAAGAAGATCGGTCCGTCCTCGCGGTCGGCACCCTCGACGACCGCCTTTGCCAGCATGGCCTCGGTGCGCAGCTCGGCGCGCTCATCGAGCGGGAACGAGTAGGTCGGCGCCAGCATCAGCGCCAGGTTAAGCCAGAGCGTCACGTTCCATTCGCCGGGGAAGTCGGGCGCATCCTCGATGCCGTCGAGCGAAGCGATCGGTCTGGCGAAGGTGAACAGCAGCCGCTCGGTCCCGCTCGATACCGGCCAGACGTTGAGCGCGCCGTTGGCGAGCTGCTTGTCGTAGTGGACCTGCGTGATCAAGCCCGCGGCGTCCTTGTGCGGCAGCTCGAGGTAGTCGGGCCGGGAAACGACGTCGACGGGGATCTCATGGCCATTGGTGTCGCGGCGCCGGGCGTCGAGGATGCGGAGCGGCCGCCCGATCTTGTCGGTGTAGGCAACCACGACGGCGCCCTCATCGGCATCGGCGCTCAGCGCATCGGCGATCGTGACCGTCGTCCCAGCGGGCGCGCCGTCAACGGTGGTCCACTCGAAATCGGCGCCGATCAGGATGCCAATGGTGTCGCCATCGGCGATCCCGGCTGCGGACGCGACCTCGATCTCGGTCGCCGACTCGGCCGCATCGGCCGCCAAGGTGGTCTCGACGAAGGCCGCGGTCACATGGTCGACGCCTGTCGGGCCGAGCTGATAGGAGCGCTGGCCGGTTTTCAGGAACAGCGTGCCGTCGGTCTTGCGCCACATCTGGAGCCCATCGGTGGCCCACTGCGCGATCATCCCGTTGAGCAGCTTGGCGGCGAACTCGACATCGCCGGCTTGCAACGGCTCACCGTGGACGCCGACACGGATGCGCTTGAAGGCCAGGCTGATGATCTCGTCGCGGAGCAAGGTCATGTAGTAGCGCCCTTCTTCCTCGGGCCAGATGGTCTACAGGATCATCTTGAGCGCCTGGTCCAGCCGGCCCCGTAGCCACGATTGAGAGAACCACGACTCTCCGTCGAACCGCGCCGGGCAGGATGTCGAGATCCCGCCGTCTCTGGTGATGCCGACCATGATGTCGAACTCGCCGGCGCCGGCCCGGTCGGCAAACCGCCGCGAGCCGAAGTCGTCGGATATCGTCATGAAATCTTCGACGCGATCGTCATCGCAGCCCTCGGCCTTCGGTGGCGCCGGCACGTCGGCAGGCAGGCGCCAGGAGCCGAAGTCCGCCGCCAGGATCATATCGCACTGCGCGCATTCCAACACGCCGTCGTCGCGCGCGAAGTAGGTCAGGTTGCCACAGCCGCAGCGCCAGTACGTCGGCTCGGCGGGCGCCGCCGGCATCGGGATGATCTCGGCGGCCATCACAGATCCTCGGGCAAGACGTCGACGGTGCGGAATGTCGGCTGCTGCTTCGGCCGCGGGTTCGGCACCTTCTGCGGGTCGGGGACGCCGCGCACGAAGTCCTGCGGGTGGCGGGGCTCCCACAGCCGGTCCCAGACCCGGTAGCCGTCCCAGGTCATCTTGGTTTGGGAGGCCGGAACACGGCGTCCGCTGTAGTCGCAGACGACATAGTAGTCGCCGTGATCGAGGGGGTCCTGGGTGAGGTAGGTCGTGCTCATCGGGCTTCTCCCGCCTCTCTCATTCGGGCTCGACCGGCATGTTGGGCCGTCGTGTCGGCGGCAGGGCGACCGGGCGCGCCGGGTTCCGGATCGATTGTTTCCAGAAGAATAGCAGGTCAGTCAAGCCGCTGATCGCTTGGGCGGCGATCGAGATCGCGCCGGCGCCGAAGGCGATGAGGCGGGTCGAGCCGATGCTGATGGCATCCGCGGCGATCGAAAGCGCACCGGCGGCGAGCGCGACGGTGCGGGTCCGGTCGAGGGACAGCGCCCCGGCGGCGATGGAGAGCGCACCGGCGGCGAAGGCGATCGCGCGGGTCCGCGTCACCGTGATCGGCTGGGCGGCGATCGAGATCGCGCCGGCGCCGGGGAAAATGTTCCGCGCCGCGCTGACGCTAATCGCTTGAGCTGCGATCGAAAGCGCCCCGGCGGCGAAGGTGATGGTGGCGCCGCCGGCAGCGGCCTGCTCCGTGACAGCCGGCCCGCCATGCGGCTTCCAGGTGACATCCTCGATTTCGGTGACGACGTGGCCGCCGGCAACCGCCCCGGCGGCGTCCGTCAGCGGACGCCATGTCAAAGCCATTACGCGGCCTCAAGCACGGCGTTCGGCGAGATATACACGCTGCCGTCGACGCCGAGGAAGACGCGCGATGTCACCGGCCCGACCTCGGCCGGCGTGAAGGAGCCGGTCACCAGCTTCTGCTTCACGACGATGTCAAACCCGCTGGTCCCGGTCCAGTCCACCGTGCTGGTGTCTTGGTTGGCCGGCGTCGCCGTCAGGAAATTCGCCACCCGGTCGTCGCGGTTCCAAGTGCCAAGCGGCACGCCGCTGGTGATCTTGGCAGCGGTCTCTACCCAGAGCTCATCGTCCTGGAACGTCGTGCCGTCGTTGACGACCTCGACCCGGACCTGCCGCGCCGACGCGACCGTGTTGTTCATCGTCACAAGCTGCGGCGACATCAGCGGGTTGGAGAACGACGTGTTCGCGTTGCCCGCCATGAGGTAGGCGAAATCGTGCGTGCCGTCGCTGGCATCGGCGAACACCGACACCTGGTTGGTGATCGTCCCTTCCCAGCACTCCTCGATGTAGCCGTAGTGGACATCGCCGCTGTCGCAGTGCTCGACGATGATGCGGAGACCGCCGGGACCGACAAAAGTGCCTGTGCTGATGGCGAAGCCGGACGGGAACTTGCACTCTTGGAACAGACAATAACCGACATCTGTCGCTGGGATTGAAACCAAGTTGGTCCAGGCCAAGCCGCTAAGATCGCTCTGGCCGACACAGGCCCGAGGGCAACGAGCAGCAGTTGAACTAAACAAATTAGTCGGCACGGCGGCGCCCGCAAGCGTTGCTCCCTTGATATCAATGACGGCGTTGTTCAGTAGGATACTTGACTCTGTGGAACCAAAGATGAATACCGGGTTAATCAGCTTGATAAGTTTCGCGTGATTTTCGTCATTAGGTCCGAGACCAACGTGCGATGACGTGTTCGACGGGATCGCGAGGGTTGATTCCTCCAGCACAATCCCGGACACGGCATTACCGTTTGCGATTGAAACGCCGGCACTGGCGCCCGTCGTCCCGGCCGTCAGCACGAAGCCGTAGAAGTAGCCGAAACCGCTGGATATGATGATGTCGCCGCCGGCGACGGCCCCCACCGAGATCGCGGCACCCTTCAGCGGGACGTCGCCCGACGCCCAATCCTCGGACCAGATTTCCAGACCCGGCGACGTCGGCAGCGTGTACGTCACCGTCCCAGGCGTCTCGGCGTGCGCCGAGCTGACATGCACGATATCCGCCGCCGTCCATACCGCAGCGGCCTGCGCCAGCGTCAGGAAGGCGTCGGTCTTCGACGTTCCGTCGTTAAGGCCGGCGCCGGCGTTGGAGTCGACGAAGTACGCCGTCACTCCGCGCCCCGCAGCGCATCGACCTCGGCCTGCGTCAGCCCAGCCAGCAGCAGCGTCTCATCGGTCAGCGACAGCCCGACGTCGCGCAGCTTGACCTCGGCGGACGCCTCCACAGCCGCCGCCTCCGCCTCGCGCTCCGCCGCCGCCTTGGCTGCAACGCGCGCCGCCACGGACGCCTCGGCCGGTGCCGCAGCAGCGACCCCCGCACCGACCTCGCCGACCCACGGCTCGAAGCTGCCGTCGTCGTGCAGCACCGTCGCCAGCACCAGCCCGGCGCGGCCGTCCCGACGCAGATCGTGATCGACCCGGACCGTCGCCATCGCTACCGCCCCTTCCGGCTAGATCGTGAGAACCCAGAGCCCGCTTGCATTGAACGTGATCGTGATCGGCCCGCCGACGTTGCCGAACACCGAGTCCTCGATGTGGCTCAACAGGATGAAGTCCCCGGTGTTGTCGAAGATCGCCAGCGAGCGGCCGTCGGCGAACCCGTTGTCGGCGTCCTGCGCGATCGTCGACGGATCGTCGCCGTCGAAGACCAGGTTGTCCGATCCGTTGAGCCCGCAGGCGATGTTGGCGAGCGTGACCGGGCCGGTCCAGTCGTCGCCGGCCGCAACGGCGGTGAGGTCGGCGGACTGGTCGATCACGTCTGGATCGATCGCGGCTTCGGTGAAGATCCCGAGCTTGATCGTCTCGCCGCCCACGGCCGCGTCGAGATCGAGCGCATCGGTGCCGTCGAACTGGCGCTCCAACCAGTCCGAATGAACCTGCGTCGTCGCCATCAGGCCCTCCCGCCGTAGCGGGCGATCATGCGCTCATGCCTGATCCTGGCCTCGCCGATCTCGGCGAGACGCTTGCGGGCCTGCTCCGGGCTCAGAAACCCGCCGGCACGCTGGCCCAGGACCGCGATGCGCTTCCGGTCCAGCGCTTCGAGCGCCGCCTTCGCCCGCCAGCACGCGATCGGGATCGCCGCCTCGCCGTGATGGACCTTGATCGGGAAGGCGCGGATCAGGCGGGCCAGACGGGCGAGGCCGCCGCGGTCCCGCCGTTCGCCGCGGGTGCCGGCGACGCTCGAACTCGCAGCGGCGGGGGCGTAGTGGATGTTCGCCACGGCGGCGGCTTCCCGGTCCCGGCTCACTTGCCGGCGCCGGCCGGCGGCCGGTGCGAGGTCTTGACCGCCCTGGCGACCTCGAGCAGCGCCTTGCGCGCAGCGAGCCGCTCGGTGAGGCGTTTCCGGCGCGGCTCCTCCGGGGCGATGTCGCGGAGCAGCGCTTCGTCGCGCCCGATCGCTGCGGGGAGCGAGCCGACGAGCGTATGGGCATAGACCCAGAGCAGCACCTTGCGGTCGACGATGACCTCGACGAGGCGCGTCCGCTCCACCGCGCCCTGCCCATCGGTGTAGCGGCCGGCCTCGACCTTGCGGCCGATCTTGGCAAGCTGCCGCTCGAACCCTTCGATCCGCGTCAGCGTCCTATGGAACTGGTGCTCGGCGTCGAGCAGTTCCGGCGTGCCGGGTTCGATCACTGCCGCGGGCGGGTCCGGCGTGCGGCGACGGCGGAAGATTCCGAACAGCGCCATCAGGCCGACAGCTCCATCCGGATGGTGCCGCTGCTGTAGTCGCCGGTCTTGATGATCAGCCGGACTTCCCAGTCGCCCGCCATCTGCGCCAGCTCCTCGACGACATCGGTGTAGGTCTTGACGTCGCGGGCCTCGGTGTCGGTCTCGCCGTGGCGACGGCGCTGCAACGTGACGGTCGCCGAGAAGACGGCCGCGGTGAGCACGACCGAGATGTCGAAGACCGCGCCGCCGCCGGTTCCGGCGCCGACCCGGGGCAGCCGGAGCCAGTTCGTCGCGGTGTTCTGCGCGGTTGCGGTCTTGCAGACGCGGGAGCGGTTGTCGACCGTCGTGTCGTCGGCGAAGGCCATGATGCAGGCGCGTCCCTATGCGATGTCGATTTCCCGCCGCTGTCTGCCCACCGGGATCAGGTCGCGTCGCTGCTGACGTACTCGCCGCCGGTGTCGCCGCTGGTCGACGGCATGTTCGCGAGCTTGACCAGCGCGCTGTCCGCCGCGGTCCAATCCGTCGTGTTCAGCTTGGAGCAGGCGTTGAGCAGGATCGTGCCGTTCTGGTTGGCGTGCGGGGCGATCGCCGCGGTCAGGATCGTGGCGCCGGCGTAGTTGAGCCCGTTCAGGAAGTGGCACCGGTTGAACATCACCCAGCGGTTCAGCGCATTGGCGGCGTTGGCATCGACGAACAGCGGCGTCCCGGCGTCGGCCGAGCAGAGCAGCCAGCAGTCGTCGAACATGACGCGGGCGACCTCGCTGCGGAACCGGATGTTGGCGTTCGCAGCGCCGCGATTGATGGTGTCCAGGCCGATCGCGCACTTGTGGAAGTAGTGTTCGCCGCCGCCGGTGAAGAGGATGTCGGCCGAGCCCGCCGAGTCGCCCGACTTGTCGGCCTTCCCCATCCCGCCGAAATGGACGAAGCTGTAATGGTTGCGGGCGCCGGCGTCCTCCCAGAGCACCGCAGCGGCGGCCTCATCGAAGCCCTCGAACAGCGAGAAGCCGGAGAACACGCAGCCCGAGCCGGTCACCTTCACCATGTCGAAGGCGGTCGTCGGGGCCATCGCGGCATGGCTGATCCGCGCCCTGGCGGCGATCGGCGTCGGGGCGGCTTCGCCGATCAGATGCGTCGCGTTCTTGCTCCACACCAGCTGTTCGGTCAGCCTTGCCGTCGCGGTGGTGCCGCCGTCGCCCATCAGCACGACGACATCGTTGCGGCCGGAGACGGCGCGGTCATGGGCCTCGGCGAGCGTCAGCAGCGGTCGCGACGGCGAGAGCCCGCTGTGGTTGTCTGACCCGGCGCCGGAGACCGGGTTCACGAAGAACCGCTTGCCGGTGAACATCGCGCCGAGTCCGGCGCCGCCGGTGATGAACGGGGTCTGGATGCCGCCCGGGAAGTTGGTGACGCTCATTTGGTCGTTCTCCTGTAGTGCCCGCCGGAATCGAACCGACGCTTACCCGCCCAGGGACACGTTGCTGAAAAACCGGTGCGGCCGCGCGCGGCTTTCAGGGACCCGGCACGCCCCAGCAGCCGCGGAAGTCGGACCGGCCGAACGAGAGCCGCTGATAGGCCGCGTACTTCCGGTTCATCGTGTCGCCGTCGTTGTCCTCGAACATGAAGGCGCGATCCCGCCAAAAGCCGCGGAACGCATCGCGGATGTCGGTGCGGATGAACCAGGCGTTGGCGTCGGGCAGGTAGTGGTTGACCGTCGCCCCCTTCGGAATCGAGTTCATCGCGCGGATCGCGTTGATCGCGTTGTTGGCGTTGTCGTTCTGCAGGACCGACTTGAGGATCCTCGCGGCCGTGAACTCGTTGTGCGGCGCGATGATGAGCTGCACCGGCTGGACCTTGATCTTGTGGCCGCGGGCATTCTTCATCGTGTTGATGGAGATGACCTGGTCTTCCAGCGCCTGCTCGCTGAGCTGGGCGCCGCCGGTGGGCCGGTTGGCCTGCGAGCCGGCATCGGTCGGGTGCGTCGTTGAAAACAGCGGCTCGCCGTTGGCGAACGTGAAGTCGGTGTCGAAGCCGCGGCCGTAGACGTTCGCCGCGACGTGCTCGACGGTCTGGCGCATCCCGAACGCAAGCTCGCGGGTCCGCTTCCTCACCGCCTTCACGTAGAGGTTGTCTTTGCGCTCCTCATACGTGACGATGTACCCGCTGGCGTAGGCGATGTGCTGATAGACGTCAACGACGCCCTGGCGCATCGAGTCATAATTGATCGCCTGGCCCTGCGGCTTGACGGAGGCAAGACCAAGGCCGACCTGCTCGACGTCCTCCTCGAAGGACTTCTCGGACATGTCCATGTCGAACAGGAGCGAGAACTCCTCGATGTGCTCCTGGTACGCGGCGCCCCAGATCTTGTTGATCCCTTCCCAAAGCATCTTGGGATTGGAGCCGGTGCTGATCAGTCCTGCCATTGGTCGGAATCCCTATTTCAGTCGACGCCGGATCAGTCGAGGCCGAGGGCGCCGTGCGCCTCGGTGTGGTTGTTGATCCGGACCAGAAGCTTGGCGTGCGCGCCGAACTCGTTGTCCTCGCGATCGGCGAGACGCAGGATCGTGAGCTGGTTCGAGGCGTCGGCGGCCGGCGGATCGGAGTCCGTGTCGAGCTCGGTCCCGGAGAGGCCGGTGTCGGCATCGCCGGCGTGGGTGTCGATCAGGACGGCGTTGAGACCGACCTGCGCGGCGACGATCGTGCCCGCCGAGTCGGCCTGGATCTCGAACTGGAGCGTCGGGTCGTCGGCGACCAGGATGTAGCGCAGCGTCGAGGCCGGGCCGTGACGGACCTTGAGGTTGTCTGGGTCCGGTGGCCCCTGGCCGGCGTTCTTGCCGGAGACGAAGCCGACCACAGCGCCGGTGATCGCGTTGCTGTCGCCGACCGTTGCCCGGTTGACCTCGGGCACGCCGCGGGCGTCCGCAGCGCCGGTCCGGACCACCGCGTCGCCGAGGAAGATGGCGGTCCCGTAGGTGGCCGGAGCCATGTAGAGGTTGGCGGCGCCGTTGTAGGGAGCGCCAGACGCATATCGCACCGGCACGAGGCCGCGCCGAACATCCTGATTGGCCATGTCGAACCGCCCTTCTTCGGTGTGTCAGTCCCCCGAAGAGCGGCCGGCGTGGATCGCCGATTCCCCCTGCGGGCTTAGGCCGAGCCTCGCTTGTACTCAGTGGAGCGAGACCTGACTTCGTATCGGTTTTCCTGTGCGCCGATGGTGCTTTGCCGGATCGCGGCATCGACCTCGTCCATGCCGCCCGGCGCCGCGGCCTTGAGCCGCTGATCTTCGTCGTAGAGTTCCTGGGGCAGGACCATGCAGTAGCCGGTCTGTGGGCCGCCCTGCGGCGACACGCCGACCACACGGCTCAGCGCATCGCCGGGGTCCTGGGACAACCCGCCGTGCCGGCCGAGAAACTGCCACCCGCCCTTGATGGCCTCGACCAACTGGCCGGGCTCATCGTTGAACCAGTAGTACACATGGCCCGGCGGGATGTTCGTCGGTTCCAGCTTGGGCCGCGCCAGCCCCACGGGGATGCGCTCTGCCCTGGCGGATTCCGCCCGCTGTTCCTGATCGCGCTCGCGCGGTGGCGAGGCACCAGCCAGGGTTTCTAGGCCGGCCTCGCGCTCGGTTTCCTGGTGCGAGCTGTCCCGGCTCGGGGCCGGGGGTCTTGTTTCTGGCATCGATCCATCCTCAGAAGTGGCCGCAATGTCAAGCGGCAATTTTTTCCCGGAAGTGGCGCCGGCGCGGCGGCAGGTCAGAAGTCGATCGCCGGTGTTCGCGGCGTCGGGTTCTCCCACGACTTCAGCGCATCGGCGCGGTCCTTGAAGATGCCTTGCTTGATCAGCGCCGTCGCGACCTCACGCTCCTGCTCCGGCAGGTCCGCCCAGGTCGGGTCGGCCTTGGTGCCGCGGCCGCCGGGACCGTTGCCCGCCTCGACCGCAGACGCCGATCCGGACCGCGCCCGGGTCGCGGCGGGGAACTTCTCGGGGAAGCGCCGGCGCATCTCCACATCGACCTGGCGCAGCTTGTCCGCATCGGAGCCCGACGCGTTGTTGAAGGCCACGATCGCGAGCGCGCGCATGGCGTCGTCGCGGTCGAACCACTGCCTGTTGCGGTCGTGCCACGCCGTCATCGCCGCGGTCGGTTCCAGCTTCCCATCAGCATCGGGCTTCGCGCCCTTGGCCGCATCGTCTTCAAGGTCGGCGGTCTGCTGGGCCGTCTCGGTGATCTGCGCGTCGATCTGCTCGACGCGATCGGCGTCGCCGTCCTCGATGGCTTGGCGGCGCTGCGCCTTGAGCTCGGCCGTTGCCTTCTCGACCGCACGCTTGATCTGGTCGGCCTGCACCTTGACGAGCTTCCGCATCGTCGCGGACATCTCGGTTAGATTGCCCTCGGTTTTCCGGAGCCGTTCCCGCAGGATCGGAAGCTCGGTCTCGCCGCGCCGGATGAACTCGGCAGCATCGACGTAGGCGTCCGAAGGCCCATGGAAGGTGCTTTGGTCCTTCCAGCCCATGCGGCGGGCGCGGGACTCGATCTCGGCGTTGCCAGTGGCAGCGCCGGGGCTACCGCCGGCTTCACCGTCATCGCCGGCGTCCGCCGGCTCGGCGTCGTCGGCGACGAGGTTGAGGTCCTCGATCTCGATCGGTCCTGGACCGTTGTCGAGGGCGTCTGTGATCGGGTCGGGCATGGCTTAGGTTTCCTGAGTTGACACGTTGGACAGCGCGAGGACCATCTCTTCGCGCTTCTTCATCGCCGCCTTGAACCGGGTCTTGTCGGCACGGATCTTGGCCGCGTCGATCAGCGTCCGCAGGTCCTGCTCGGCCTGCCAGTCCGCATCGGAGTGTGTGGTGGGCTTCATCGGTTGGTCCTCGTTCACGTGCCGGCGTTCCGCCGGAGATGTGGCGATTGCTCCAGGCAGGCCGCGCACCAGAAGTCCCGCCAGGTCTCGGCGCGGAACACCGTCCCGCAGCCGCAGCGGCGCGAGACCGGCCCGGTGAAGCCGTGCTCCACCCTGTTGTCGCAGCCGGTGCCGGTCTCGCGGCGGTGCGGAGTACGGAGACCGCGGCCGCGGACCAGCTCGGCGACGTAGGCGTCGGCGAGGGCGAAGATGTGCCCGATGAGCAGCTCGGAGAGCCCGGCGCGGTAGGCCCGCATGACGGCCCGATCGCGCCACTGCTTGGCCTCGCCGCGGAACACGGCGCTTCCGGGGCTGGGCGCCGCGGTTGTGACGGCCTGCGGCTTCGGTCTGCGGTTGGCGGCGGCGAACATCGCGGTCATTGCCTGTTGTCGGCAAGCATCAGCGCTTCCCCTTGCCCTTGGTGCCGCGGACGCGCTTTGGCAACTTCCCGCCCTTGTCCTCGCGGACGTACTCCTGGGCGACCTTCCTGGTGATCCCGGTTCCGCGGCCCTTCCCCGCGGCGGCGGCGTGCATGGCGCGACGTTGCGCTTCGGATTTCGGCGGCATCGTCAATCAGCTCCCGTCCTCGACAGCGAGGATGTCCTTGTCGTTCATCAGGCGGTACTTCCTGCCGTCACGCCCCTCGATGATCTGGCCCTGGTAGCGGTTGATGTGGACGCGCGCACCGGGCGCCAGCCGGTCGGCCTCGGGCCAGTCGTAGAACGCCTTGCCGCCCACCGCGACCAGGGTGCCGAGGTGCTGCGCGTACCACGCGGTCTCGACCGCTTCGTCGGGCAGATGGATCAGCCCGCTTGATGACAGCGCCGACGGCGTGTCGGGCAGCACAAGCACATGCAGCTCGAGCGGCTTCCAACCCGACGGGTTGCCGGTCAGCGCCTCCCGCGGCCGGTTCTGCGCGGTCGGTCGCAGCGGGTCGATGCGCTGTCTCAGTTTCGACTTGGTAGCGACTGCCGTGGCCATCACCTTCTGCCTTTCGCTCTCACATGCCCGGAGCCGGGTTGGCCCAGGTCGTGTCACCCTCGGCATCGGCGGGGTCCTGCTGTTCTTCGACATCGAGGTTGTAGAATTGGCGGATGTCGTCGAGCTCGAGGTCGGCGATCTCGGCCAGCACATCCCGCTTCATGCGAACGCGATCCATGCCGGCTTCGGTCGGGCTGGCGGCGAGGATGACCATGAGCTGGCGGCGAAAGTCGATGAGGTAGCGGACGAACTTTGTCCACCCCGGCTGCCGGACCAGCGCGCTCCACTCTTCCTTGGTCATGGCGGCGC